TCCCTCAGGGAATGCCTCAAGAGCCCCCATGTTTTGTAACTGGACTATTGCCCTTCTAACTAAAGGAAGCTGGAGTTCTTGACTCAGGATGCTATAGATCCCTCCCAAGCCATTCTCCAGCTCCCTAGCAACATATCTAATTTCCTCAGCAGTTACCCTCTCAGCATTCCTCTGTACTGCGCTATTTAATAGGAAGGCTAATGATAAGTCTGCCTTAAGAGCATCCACTGTAGCCTTAGCCACCTGGAAGTCATTGTAGCGATCCAGCGTGAGTGCCTCAATATCTTTCTTACGCCCTGACACAAAGTCCCCATTAACAGCCTTTGCGACCCTTCGAGGTTGTGTCATCCCATTAGGATCTACTAGATAGATAATCCTTGATGCGACTGCGGCATACTCCACAATTGCCTTAGAGAGACCCTCAAGACTTATGAGGTCTCCTATTTGTTCCTCTACGTATCCTCGACCGTAATCCTCACCATCTACCTTGACCATCCTTATAGGTATCCAAGGGGATTTATCCTGAGGATATCTCTGTTCAGACCCTTGGATTATCTCTCCTTCTACCTCTTGATAAGAAACATATTCGTTACCTTCAAGGTATACATGGGTATAAATCTCAATTTTATCCTTGGGAGTATGAGCACCTTTGGAGTCTACAAGGGTCTTTAGCTCTGGAGATAAGGAGGCATAGGATAGATTATCAACCGCTATGATCCTAAATGGTTTTCCTAGTCCATCTCTTTCAACAACATAGTTATTTAGCTTATACCCTTTGATCCCCCCTTCTTTAGGAGGCTGAAAGAACAAATGATTACCAGCAAGTAAGACTAACTTTATGCCTTCACCTACAGTAACCCTAAACTGCTTAGCATCGAAGTACTTCATGACTACCTGCTCTTTTTGACTAAGTTCGTATTGAACTTGAGAGAGTATGTCAGGTGTATCAGCTCCTTGTTCCTCTGCTGTCTTCTTGGCTTCTGAGGATACATCCAATCTAAAGAAAGGAGTATTAGGAGGCATGATAGCTAATAGGATCTGTGCAGATAAGTTGTTAAGTCCTCTAGCTCCTAAGGATTGATAAGGGGTCTTGAATACTGTAGCGGAGGTTGAGCCTGCCTTAGGAAATAGCGAGGGAATTGTATACTCTGCGGCTTGCTCTGCTCTGGTTATATAAGGCTGTCTATCTGGCTCTAGTCTCTTGTAGATATCCTTAGCAGACTCAGAAAGTACGTTAGCTATACTCATACATTAAGACCTGTCCCGCCTGAGGCATTACTAGAGATAGTCAGGTTTGATTTACCTTTGGATCTCTTTTTTAAGTTTGAACTGGCAGTATCCGTGACAGAATCTATGACAGGTGCAGAGGCAGGAGCAGACTCCTGAGCAGGAGTAGATGAGGATATACTGTCTGATCCTCCAAAAAGCCTTCCCACGGCTGAAAATACTTTACCCATTACAAATCACCTTCTTTATCCTTACATGTTGACAGAGCTGACACCGCTAGCTTTACCAGTCGTTGCCGCTTTGTTCAATTTAATTTTCAAGGCTTCCTTTCCTTTGACTGAGGAATCTAAAATATCTGAACCTCCAAGGACTGCTGACTCTGGAGCCTTAGCCTCAGAGGATGCTAAGATATCTCTACCTGATATACTTGGCTGTTGAGCTTGTTTGGCTCCAAAAATACTACCTATAGCGGAGAATACTTTACCCATAGGTTAAAAATTCACATCCTCTCGCTGTACCCTACTGATATTAGACATACAACTTATGATATATCTAGCACCCTTAAGGAAACCTAAACGTTCCAACCCTTCTGAATCTCCTTCATTAATCAAGAGGTCTGTATTGAATCTCTTATTCAGAAACTCTACTAGAGCCTCACTGATAAAAGGGATCTTCTCATCCATAACTAATTGCCTCCTCGACATACCTTAAGAAAATGACTGTATTTAAAATCAAAATGAGCCTTTTTCATGTATAAATTCTCTGTTTGTTTAGGCGAAGTACCTAAGAGATTCCCTGACATAATCAAGGCACAATCATGAATCTTCGCTAGTTCCTCAAGTCTTCTTACAGCTATTCTCCCAAATCCTACATAAGAGTCATTGAGGCTGACTACAAACTCTTCCATCAATACACTTGAGCCTTCCTTAGCCCACCATAAGGGCATCTTGGAGAATCCTATAGCACCTATAGGCTCCCCTGAGGAATCTAAAAAGACCTCAAGACCTTCATTCTCATCTAGGAGCATCATAAGATCCCAAGGAGAGTTTAGGTCTACGAGGTCTTTAAAGGGGTGGTTAAAAGATTGCATTAATTGCATCTGCCTGTTAATGGCTCTGGCTATCTTATTTAAATGATTACAGCTTAGGTCATTAATTATGGTGTAACTGGAGGATTCCATAAAATTATCTCCTTTGTCTTAACATTGAAGTTTCCCCACTGGAGAATCTTAGAGACCCTCGCCATTAATAAGGCATCATTCTCAGTAAGACCCTTCTTCTCATAAGCTTTCACTATGTTACTCCAGGGATCTCCATCAGCCTCAAGGATCTTCTTTGCGCTTACTTCTCCAACTCCTGGACACCCTGGATAGTTGTCCGCAGTGTCCCCAATAAGTGTTTGATAATAATGCCAATTAATAGCATCTTCTTGAGATACTTCATGTAGTACATCCTTTCCGTAATCGTAGAAACGTCCAGGGATACTTAAGAAATCCTTATCAGAACTAATGATAACTGTATTGGCACCTGGAGCAGTCGCTAAGATTCCTATACAATCATCAGCCTCTAGTGTAGGTCTTTGATAAGCTGTATAGGCTTCTTGTGCCCATCTCTTGGCTCCTTGGTAACACACAGGTTTCCTCTTGCCTATCCGATTGGCTTTATAGAGAGGATAGAGTTTCTTTCTGAAATTGACATTATCGGTAAAGCATAGTATAATATGGTATTCACCTTTATACTTGAGCTTATTTAAGACCTTCTCAGTGAGGGTCTGTATCCGTGTGTCTATAATCATCCTAGCTTCATTCTCTTCCGAGTGCAGAGTCCACAAGGGAGCATCTTCGTTCCCCCAGTTTATCTCTCCCTCAGCACTTGAGCACGCCTGAAATACAATCATATCCCCATCGATGAGGATTGTTAGAGGCTTAGACTTCTTGGTCTTAGATTTAAAGTCGACCATTACTTAAACACCTCAACATTCTGAGAAGTGATAAACTCAACACCTGCTTTAGTTACGACCCATTTATTATGAGCAACTCCCGCCTTGATACTTGAGATGTGTCCTCGACTAGCCGCCTCAGCAACCATAAAGGCATTGTATCTGCAAAAATCCGCTTGGAGTCTTTTAGGATTCTCATAGAGTTTCTTTAAAAAATCTAAATATGGATTCAATCTTGTTTCTCCTCTCCCTTAGGTTCCCATCCAGGAGTACTTGAGAAATCCACTCCCCAAACCTCTACACAATTGCGACAAGGTTCTTGATCTCCTGGTAGATCATCGTACTGACAATCACTGCAATACTTCCAACTATCTTTCATATTGCAGTCACCTTCTCATATACCGATACTTCTTTCTTGGTGTGAGCATCAAAGGAAGATCCTACAATTCTTACAAGACCAGCCTTAACAAGCTCATTCAACCTTGGATGGGCTATATTGCGTTCTCTGATTACCGTATAGCCTCTTTTGTGCATATACTCAGAGACTTCTCTAGCAGTCATCTGGGAATCTCCGAGAGCCTCAAGGCATTGAGTGTGCCTAGTCTTCATCCTCATCTTCCTCCTCAGGATATCCTTCATCATCAAACTGCATATTAAAGTAACCTTCCCAGTTATCTACTCCTAACGCTTGAAGCTCATTTAAATGATAGTAGGCTTTTCTATAGGAGACTAACTTCTCTTTAGAGATAACTACAGAGTCCTCAGGGATAACCTTAGGAGATGAGATCTTAGCTACTTGATTAGGTCTAGCCCATCCTGCATATTTACTATCCTTCTCACGAGCTACGCTTACTGTCTTACCGTTCACGGCAGAAATAAAACCTTTGACTAAATGCCTTATACCTCCAGGAGAGGACACAAATACAACCTCATCACCAACCTGGAGCTCCTGACCGATTGCATCAAGCATCCTCTGAGACCTCCTCTATAGAAGATCTAATCATTTCAACAGTACCGCCTGTTTCCGCTTGGAGTCTCTTAACAAACTGATTGTTGATTTCTTCAAGCATTAGGAGATCTAATGAATCACCTTCCTCGACCTTAGTTATCTTAAAAGTTCCTTCATATTGCACTTTCATAATCTTAAAAGTCTCCTTCCGTTTTATCTAAACGTAACCCTAGAAAGGTAGCTTCCCTTAGGTCTCCCTTAGTACTATCCTTCATTGCCTTTACTTCCCCAATCTTACCTATGATAAGCTCAGGGTGTTCCTTCCATTCGATCCTTTGGGCATCTGTGAGACCACTTCCAGCTCTGACAGTGCCTCCTTTATATTTAAATAGGAGTGCTCCAATCATCCCAAGATACTTTCCTTTGCCTTCGGTAAAACCTATGATCTCTAGGTCTAAAGTCATGCTCTCCTTAATCTTAATATTGTTAGCATTCCTTTTGCCTCCCTCATAGGTGGCTCTAGGGTTCTTGAGGATGATTCCTTCTCCACCATTCTTCCACATAAACTCAGCCATGTTCCGAGCCATTTGTCCACAAGCTACTGAGGTGTGGTTGACGTAGACTAAAGACTCGAATGTCTTATCCATAAACAGAGAATAGAGGTCTTTGAGTCTATCAGCAAACTCTCTATTTCCTCCATGGATAAACTCTTTCAATGTCAAGTGATCATGACAGTATGCCTTGATGCTTGGATGTTGTTCGCTTTTATCCCTTGCATATCCTGAAATAATTGGTTGATCTAAAGAAGGATTCCAAGCTTCAAAAATAACTAATTCATCAAAGTATAAGAGGGTCTTAAGTTCTTCCTCAATGTGCTCCATAGAAGTGTAGACCTCTCCTGTACGAGAATATATGGTTACACCTCCTAGGTGCTTCAAGGCAATGCAAAAGACTCCATCGAATTTCTCCGAGGCATACATAGGGAACTGCAACTTTTCCTTTTTGGATGCAGGGATATTCTTAAGATCCAAGGCGAACTGGATGAATTTATTCTTGGGTCTCCCTGAGAGTTCTAAAAGATTAATTGTCATTATTCTTCACTCCTCACCATAAATGCTAATACTAAACCAATGATTATTGCCAAATGATGTTCACTGATGAAATTTAGCATTATGCTTTTACCTCCTGAATAATCCTGATAAGACTACGTTCATCCACTTCTCTAAGTTCTCTAATAGGTGAATAGACAAGATAACTTTTGGCACCATTATATTGTTCTATAACAACTTTTGAAACGTCACCTAAATAATTTCTGAGATAGACTTCTTCACCTACAGAAAACTTCTGGATATCCTCAGGAAAATGTCCTTGAGGTGAATTTCTCGTGCAAAGATTCTCCATGATTACCAAGAAGAGCATAAGACCTATAACTCCAGCGAGTATCCCTATAACGAAATACATCTCAATCATACTCTCACCCAATCCTTTGCAAGCATATCAGCCATTGAAGGCATCCAAACAGTGTATAATCTACCATCAGGTGTTTGGTTACTTAACTTTGCGGTGAAGTGTCTTTCAAGTTTTCCTATAGGATTCGTCAAGCTGACCCATTCAATATTCTTCCAAGCCTTGCGTTTCCAGAAGCAGTTATCAGGGTCTGTAGCTCTCTTCATGCAAGCAAGCATCGTGGAGAAGTCTGTCCCAGTACTAATCATTCCTGGAGCATCCTTAGGGCTATCTGGGGGATTTACATCAGGAGTAGCTACAAGAATACCTTTCCTTTGATACAAGGCATCACAATTCTTATAGACATCTACGAGACCCTTCTGGATTTCCTTACGGATTGACTCAAGGAGGTCTGTACGGATTCCTTCTAGTTTTTCCTCTAGGGTCTGTACTGATTTTTCAGGTGTCCATTTAGGATACTCTGGTAGTGAATGGCAAGCATTACAAGGAGCGTTAGACCCTTCTACCTC